GATGGTGAAGCTAGTGCTCGTCTGTGCTGCGCTTTGGTCAACCGACACGGCCATCATATCGATGGCGCTGTCAGTGACGAAAACCGCTGTGTGCGACAACCCATCGTCTTTGCCCGCTACCGTAACAAAGCCCTGCGACACGCCCTCCAAAAACGCCTCGAGGCGCACAATGCCGTTCACCATGTGCAGACGAATTTCGTCACCGGCATCATTGTCTTCGGAGGCTATTACAAAATCCAATCCGGTGCGGCCTTTGGTGTTCCAGCCATATAGCCGTGTCTGAGCGGTCTCAGCGGGATTGTTGCCAAGGAAGGGTGTCCGACGTTGTATAAAAACCGGCCCGATATTCCCCACGGGAGAGCCTGACCAGCGACCTACACGAATTATCTGGGAGGATGCGCTGGGCGTTAAATCCACAAATGTATTGGAAAAATCCAAGGCGCCTATCTGTGTGTCTGTGCCACTCCCAAAATCAACAAAAAAACCATCAACAGGCATCGTATTCGGGATAAATACCCGATATGTCTGACCAATAACTGTAGGTTCTGAAAGATTGTATATAACGCTATCACCACCGGCACTTCCTGAAGCTATGACAAGGCCTGAGCTATCAGTCCAGCTCCCGTTGATAACACTAACAGACTGGGTGTTGAGCTCCCCCCCAAATCCCTGCACCGCCGTAACATCACTGGCGGCTCGCGTGACGGGCGCTGTTGTTGTTGGGATATACGGGCCTAATTCATCGCTGACTTGGCCACCCCACATGTAGAAATTGCCTAACTCGCCGGCTTCCTGTATCCGAATACGAACTTTATCTCCGCCTGTTAGTCCGGCAAAGTCAACGAGCTGCGAAAGTCTCTGCCACTCACTTGTGAGTGTGACATCCAAATATGTCTGACCTAACCCAGCACCACTCCCTAGCAGCCCTAGTTTGACCGCCGTGATTGTTCCAGCTTTGAGGAAAGTCTCACTGGCATAGTCATTTCCATCCGGCACCCCCGATTGACTGATCTGTCGGATGAATGAACTAGGCTCGGGAAGCGTTACCAAGTCAGCGGTCATATCCCCCTTTGGTGACAGGGCTTGGTTGGCGGTGACATAGGCTCCGGCAAATCTCTGCCACACTTGGTTTGAAATTTCTTCGCTGTGTAGCAGATAGTTCGTCTGCTGCCGAAACACCTCACACCCAACGCCCTTAACAACGGCCAGAACATTAGCTGCTACGTCCCGGATCATCCCATCTGCGTCTGTGAGAGTTGCCACAGTGTCCCTTGCCTCAACAGACACCGCGCCGAGCGGAACGGCCACGCCATCCAATATACCCAGACCGCGCACATAGTCAGCTCCCCGCATCACACCCGGCGTGTCTCGGGTCCACCAGTTGGCAGAGGCAAGAGGTTTTGAGACGCCGAGGGTAAGAGCAAGATTTGACACGGAAAAAAGCACTCCGGTTTCGATATACTCAGCGTCAATGTCGATCTCGACGCCGCCAGAAATCGTGACGGTTGACAGGGCGATGCGCTTCAGCCGAAGGCGCGGCTCCCATTTGGCCAGTGCGTCTGCGCATACGGCCTTCAGAAGCATTTCGCCTGTTGCGTTCGCCGCCCGGTCGATCAGTTCGAAGGCCAGAGACCCATAGGTTCGCCGCATGATGCGGCTCCCCAACGGCGTGGTGAGAATGTCGGATATGGACTGGCGCAGGTGCTCGATGCCCTGCAACGGCATGCCTGTGGCGGCGCTCATTCCAATCATGTGCCCACTCCCGTCACCGTGAACCAGGCGCGCCCGGTGGAGCCGTGCCCGCAGGTCGCCAGATGGCCTGAGCGGCAAACCGGCACCCCATTGGCGGTGAACCAGTTTTCACCCTCTGCCATAACTGGGCTCGCATGCGGCTGCTTGCCATGTGCCTGAACAGGATCACCAAGCAGGACAACGGGCTGTCCTTGTGCAAGGAAGAAATCCTGTCCCCCGGCCAGTTGAGCGCCGCCTGCGCTGTCCAGATATTTTACCGCGATGCCTGTCATGCTTTCCACGTATCGAGGTGAGGCGTGGTGATGGTGATGGCATCGTCTTTGACAGAGATAGAGCTGCGGCCAACGCGCAGCATGATCTCACCGGCGTCAGGCAGAGTGACTTCTGCGGCGTGTGTGCCCTTGTGGTAGCTGAACTTCGCGCCGTCTTCGAACAGGGTCAGAGTTTCGTCCGGGTCATTGCTTGGGGCAGGGTGTGCGGACTGATAGATGCCGAAAAGCACCACGCCGTTGTTGAAGTCGCCGCTCTCGCAAAGCACCAGAACCTGTTCGCCAGCGGACGGCGCCGACCAGCTGCGGTCCAGTCCCGCGCGAAAGGTGAGCCACGGGAGCCAGTCGGTCTGGTTGTCACCAATGGACACGCGAACGCGCGCTTTGTCCGCATCCACTTCCGCGATGCGGCCACGGCGCACAATGTTTTCAATGCGTCGATAAAGGTCAGAGAGTTTGAAGGCGCTTTCATTCATGCGCGCATCGTGTCGCTGGTTTTCTTTACTGTCATGGGTGTTGGGGTTGACAGAGGCTCTATCAACCCAATGGGGTTTTGGGGAGACCTTTGAGCGAGAAGCCCTTGCCGATGGTCAGTACCTGATTGCGGTTGCGTGTCAGGGAATAGGAGACATGTACCCAGCCGGAGTTTGGGTCTCCCTTTTTGTGAAACTCCAGAATGAGCTGGTCGAAGGTCAGGTTCTTCGCGATCCATTGCGCAAGCCGCAAGTTGGATATCCCCGGCAGATCGAGGTCAACGGCTTCCCCGCGTGGGTGGGATTTCCGGGCAAGATATTCTGACCATTGCCCGGCTGTTGTCTCTTTGGTCCGGCGTGCACACCATTTGAGAAATGATGACCAGCACAGCGCCCGTTCAAGCTCCGGCCCCCGGTACCATGAGTTGGGCGCGAAGGGGATATGGAAGGCGGTGCGGATCGGCTCAAGCAGATTTTCTGCGACCCCAACCAGGGCTGGGTGAAGCGAGGCGGATGGTGTGTTGTCTATTTCCAGCCGCTGGGCCGTGTTGCTGCGCATGGCCTCTGCCAGCGTGAAATGCGGGGAAAGGTTCATGGTCTGGCTCCTGCCTTTTCAATGTGGTCGAGAAGCATGTCTTCCAGTCCCTGCCTGTCGGACTGAGACAGACCGATCAGCTGCCGCTCTGCGAATTTGACCAATGCTCCCTTGCTAGACCGGCCCGCCTTCAACCGTTCCCGAAGGCCGAAATGGTGTACCCGCGCGATCTGTGCTGACTTGCCGGTAAATCCCAGGGTGAGCCCGCCAGACCCTGTTGTCAGCTTCATGTGCCGGGCTTTGCGGAACCCCAGCAACATCTTGGCCCGGGCGCGGGGGCCTCTGTTGCGCCGGTCTCTTGTCTTGCGTCGTGCCCATCGTGTGCCATCCGGCCCCGTCTGTCCGGTTATCCGCTTTTTGTTGGCAGCGCGCAGGAACATCCCCATGCGCCTGAATAGCTTCCCGGCTTCTTTCGGCGAGAGGCTTGCAAGCAACGTCTCCGCCCACTTCTCCAGTCGCTTCAGTTCTTTGACGTTATCATTCGACATCGGCGTCTCGCATGCCGGTCAGGTCATTCAGGTCTATAACGGGTTCGTCTGCGAGTGTCAGGCGGGTGCCGTCTGCTTCCTGCGTCACCAGAATGTCTTCGGTCAGGGGAATTTCAAACCCAAGGTCCACTTTCTCACTGTCCAGAATGTCGGCGTCGAATTGCAGGGCGTCGTCCGGCAGGCCAGGCTGGTGCTCGTGCAGCCATTTGAGCATTACATGGGTGAGTTCCATCACACCCTTCTCGTACTCAAGCAGAATGATGTTTGCCTGGTATGCGACGCGGAAGTTCTCGTTCCGCACGCCATCGTAAGACCTGATTTTGCCGTTCTCCGCAAAGGTCACGATCTGCTCTGCCTTGAGACCGAGAGGGGAGGCAAGCAGATGTGCGCGCAGCGCGGCGAGCTTTATCACGGGGTGGTCCGCTCAGCTTGTGTTCCGCGCCAGGCCCGGATAACGCCCGGTGCGATCTTCTCTGCGCTTCGGCCCATCACATATCCGCCAATACCAAGTTTCATCAGGTCATAGACAGACAGATATTCGGCCTCGCTCATGCCGGGCGCGGTCCAGCCCATCCAGCGCGCAACGATTAGGGCAACGAAGGTGAGCATGGTGATGGGGCGCCAGTTGCGCTGCAGCCAGCTTTTGCCATTGGCTTCCGCCTGGATAATGCTGGCCTGTGCTGCCACAATTTTAGCTTCATAATCGAGTGCGCCTTTCACCAGGTCTGACTGCAGGGCGGCCAGGACGTTGTGCGCTTCCAGCCGCTCCTTGTCGCTGGTGAACAGATCTCCGATGGTCTCGGCCACCTTGCCAACGGCAGTGCCTATCGCCTCTGAAAACAAATTCATGGCCTGTTCTCCGTTGCTTCCACTCTGCGCTTCTCAAGTCTGTAGTGGCGCTCGCGGTACCAGACGTTCACGGCAAAAGTCAGTATCGCCAGAGCAAATCCGGCAATCGCCAGCCACTGATTTAAGGTGAGAAGGCCCAACAGACCCACCCCGCCGCTGGCTGCATAACTTGCTGAAGATGTGCGTTCCATTCTCAATCCCACAGGTTGACGGTTTCGGGTTTGCTCGGCACCAGCATGTCCGGCGACGGCAGGTTGACCTTTGTTCCCATCGGCAGGACGGGACCCCGCCCGGCAATGCCTTTGTTGCTATCAAGCAATGCCTCGACAACGCCTTGCGTCTGGCCGAAATAGCGGGCGCAGATCAGATCAACTGTGTCCCCCTGGTCGGCATAGGCAATGCCATCAGCCGGGTAGGGTTTTCGGGGAACGCCCATCAGATCAACTCGATTGTTGCGCGTGGCTGGCCCATGAGAGCTGTCAGAGCCTCGCGGACATGGCGGAAGTGGTCCTCAACCGCTTCTTCGGCATGCTCGGTTCCGTCAACTCCCTCATTGGTCAGGTCCATGTCCCGGCCCTTCTCGATCAGGAAACCCTTGGCACGATGAAAGACGGCAGCGGTGTAGTGGGTGACGAGTTCACTCTCAGCGTCATAACTGTCGGCTGGCACATCCTGCAGGGTGGCGTGGCCTTCTGCTTCCTGCGCTTCCCGCCAGGTGTGCAGCTCGCGATTGGTGGCGAGGATTGCGCGTTTCAGCTCCCACTTGACCCGCTCTGCGGGAATGGCTTCGACAACTCGCATGGCTGCGCGCAGCTGGGTCACACGGAGGGCAGGGAAAAAGGGAATGTTCCCAACCTCTGTATCGTCCAGGGCCGGGCCATCGGTGGGTATAAACGCGCTCATTTGTCGGTCCACATTTTTAAGGATGGTGAGAATGAAAAAGGCCAGCCCGTCTGTTCAACGCCCGAGGAGGTGCGTGTCTGTCAGGGCTGGCCTTCCCGGCACAGGGCCAGAGAGCCCGTTACTCGGTCGCGGTTTTCTTATCCAGCTCGCGAACGAGTTGTTCCTTTCGTTTCTTCAGTCCCACCTTGGGGTTCAATTGCAGGGCACGGTCGAAATGGTCGATGGCTGTCAGCATTTTCTCCGCGTCCCCCGTTGCCTGCAGTCGAAAGCCAATGGCCTTGTGCAGCTTGGCGCGCACCTGGTCCGGCATGTCTTTTTCCGACAGGTCTTCCAGAAGCTGGCGCAGGAGAACTTCTGAGGGTACGTCGGCGTCTTCTCTTCCGTCTGCAAGGATAACGGCTTCGGCGAATTCTTCCGCCAGATAGGTGGCGAGGTCGCGCTTGAACCGTTCCGGCAGAACCAGACCGTGTTCCAGCGCGTGGGTAGCAATTTCGTAGGCTTGGACAAACTGCCCAATGTCCAGACGCCAGACCATGAGCTGCATCAGAACATCGTCCTGCACCGCACTGTCTGCTGCCAGAATACCATCGACATAGGCGTCATAGTCTGGAACGTATTTCCGCTTCAGTTCGATCTTGTCTTCTGTGCTCTGGATTTTCTTCAGTTCTGCGGCGTGGGTCTGGAGCTGGGCCAGCATCTGTTCATAGATGGTGCGGCCTTCCATTGTTTCGTCACTATCGTCGGTAGCCGCTGCCGCAGCAGCCTTCTTGGCTAGGGTCCGTTCCATATGCTTGCTTGCAAAGCTCATGATGGTTTCTCTCTGGTCCAGTGTTGGGTCTTCAGGGTCTGTCTTCGTGTCGAGACGGCCTACTGCCAGCCGCCAGCTCCATCTGGCACCTTGATGTCTTCAGCCAAAGCGCAGGCACCCAGTTCCTCGATCACATAGGCCTCGTTGACGCTGTCGTAATTCTCAATCCGGTTCCGCTTCGGATTGTCTTCTGTCTTGCGCCGCCGTGATCCGCTCTGGGCATAGAGGGAGAGGTTTCTGAGTGGTGTAATCATGAACGAGTTTGGCGGGAAGAAGGGAACGCGGACGGTCTTGAGGCCCCCGACCTGCTTGTTGGAAATCATGAGTTCAAGTGCCGCCCGCTCTGTTGGTTCGTCAAACTTGCTGACAAGACCCAGGTATTTGTCAGACAGGAGCTTGCGCCCAAGGATGCAGACAAGTTCTGTGTCTTCCAAAAACCATTCGTCGATCAGACTGTCGGTGACATCCATGACGGCGGCGTCGATGTTTTTGTAAACGGACCCGGCCTGGTCGCCCACATTGAATGTGGTCATGACGCGCTCAGGGGCATCCGTCCGCAGATGCTGCAGCCATCCAATATTCACGTCCTGCAGCTTGGTGTTGGTGGCAAGGTCTGAGGTGGCCGCCCGGCTTGTCCCGTTGAAGCCGATCATGATCCGGTCACGCGCTGCTTGTGCCAGGATCAGGTTTCGCATGCGGGCCTGGAAGTCCGGGAACTTGGCCCATTGATCCAGCTTGGAATACTTCACATGGGTGTCGAAGTCGGTCTGCGTGCATTCATAGTCACGCCCGGCAAGTGTGGTGGGGTCCTTGGTCCCACGATCCTGCACGTCCGTGTCAGTTGTGGACGCGACGGGGGTGCCAACATCCATCCCCAGCTTCTCGCCTTTCTGTTCGTCGACAAGGTACATGTTGATGGCCTGCAGAAAGCCGGAGCTTTCTCGGATACGGTTTTCCAGCTTCTGTTCGACACTGGGTATCACCGCAAACTGATGGTGGCCGTTTGCCACGCCGTTCAAATGTGCCTGTTGCGCCAGGTAGGCATCGAAGTGGACGCGGGTCTCGTTTCTCATGGTCTCGGTCTCTTTTGCTGTCGTGTCAGAAGCAGGGGCGAAAAGGGGTGGTTAGCAGTCGGTCAGTTCGACGCCGTTGTGGCCCACCGCTTCCGGGCGGGTTGGGACTTTGGGGTCTGGTTCGGTCTTGAGCTGCCGGGTCAGGGCTTCGACTTTGCCCGCAAGCGCTGCCACCGGGTCGGTTGATGGCGTTGTGGGCTGCGTCGCACTCATCCCCTCGATCTTCTCTCCCAGCGCGTCCAGACTTTCCGCTATTGCGACAATGGACGACTGCATATCGCCAAAGCGTTCATCTGCCTTGCCATCCCTTCCTTTCAGGATGCTTTTGACGGTTGATAGAAGGGAAGGGGTGGGGTCCGGCGCGCTGCCTTCTTCGGTGAAGTTGAGCACTCCGGCGTCAATAGCCGGTGAAAAATGGTTGGTCGGGACCGTATTGGCGTCCTTGAACTCCGCCCGGTGCTTCTGGCTGAAGGTCAGCATCTCCGTGCCTAGGCTGGCAGGGGAATCGGTGACCGCCAGCCCCACCAGGTAGGCCTGGCCGGAGCCCGCGAAATTCGCGTCCATTTCGATGGAGGTGAAGACCTTCTGGTTTTCCTTGTTCATCGACATGAGTTTGTCGTTGGGCCGGAGCTGGGCCAGAAGCATGAGCTTGCCGTCTGTACCCTTCTCCGTTTTGAGCGCGATCACGTCCCCCAGAGCGGGAAAGAGCCCGTCGGGCAGCAGGCTGCGGAAATGTTCAATCCAGATGCGTGCGCCATATTTGGTCGGCGCATAGTTCGCGGCCATCTGGGTAATCTGTTCCGCGGTGATCTCGCGACCGTCAATTGTCAGGCCTTCTGTGGCGATGCGGATGAAAGCGGAGATGAACTTTTTCATGGGGACGGCCTTTTGCGACGATGGG